TTTAATTTTTTGAGAGCAACCATTGTGCCCACTTGTTCAATTATTTCAGCGTAACCATCTTCAATCCATTCATTTATAAATTTGGTTACTCCTTCACAGGTTGGATCAGTATAATCATGAGCAAGACAGGGGCCGTGTAAATAATTCCAATGATGAATAAAGTCTTTCTTAACTCCTTCGTATGAATGATCACCATCAACAAACAACATAGACAATGGTACATTTTCCATTGCGTGTGAATTCTCTGTTCTAATATCTATACGTTCTTTTTCTTCGTAATCATTTAACCATTCATCCACATCTGGATCATGACATCCCTCAACTGCATCAACAGAAATGATTTTTACTTTAGAATCATGGGTTGCCATTGCAAGTAACATTAGTGATCCTGCCCAATATCGACCAATCTCTAATATGATATTACCTTCTCTTGTCTTAGGCATTGTTTTCCATTGTTGAGAAGCATATTTGTACAATAATCCTGCTTCATGCAAGTCTAATCGTATAATATCTCTTGTTTCTCTTGGGGAATTAAATAACCATAACAATTCTACAAAATCACGTTTCATTTTAATTAATCATTTAGTAGGCTCTTAATAGTATATTCAGTATATTTGAAAGATACAGAAGCTTGGTGATATATTGGATCAGTAGTGGTACTATCAAATTGCAATGCTGTTAAACTAGTAGGAAATAATTGTTTGAAATGTGCTTCTATTGTGGGATTCATTGAACTACTTAAAATAGTTAATACTCCGGATGTATATGAAGGATTGCCTATTATCCATTTATAAATTTCCATCCAATTTTTTAAATATTCATCAACAAGAAATGCTATAGTAAGTTCTTCATATGAAATTGTTCCTGTACTACGAGCAAACCCCTGTAGTTGAGGAAGTCCTATTTCCATAGGAGAAAGGGTAATTCCAGGTAACGCGGCGGTTTGTACAAAGAAAGAAGTATTTGGTAATGCTGCAATATCAAATTTATATTGAACATCTGCCAAAGGATTCATATTTTTTGGTTGATTTGCTAAGCTTGCCATATCTCCGTTTCATCTTTTGAAAATAAATTTGGTAGTTTTGGAAAATCATCTCCACGATAATTGACCCAAACAAACTGTAGAGCGGGATGTTCTTCAATAACTTTAAAAATTTGTTTATCCCAATTATTATATTCGGCTTTCCATCCATCTACTCTTTTACTATCTTTACTGAAATAATGTTCTGTATCAGTATAGATGTTATCATAATAATTGTTATGATGATCAAAACCCAATAAGTAAACTTTTTCATAATCATTACAAGTAAAATCTCGACACGCAATGTGTAATGCTGAAGTTCCTGTAGACCATCCGAAAACTTCTTCACCTATATTTTTTATCTTGTTTTCCATTCCTTTAGGAACCCAGATAATATAACTTTTTGTTTCTATACAGTTAGCAGCAAGTCCTGAAATATATACAAAATATTCAGAATCAAATCTTCGATATGTTGTATGTTCTGTTCCATTTGCTAAAGGATCATATGCTTCTTCAGGTAATAGATTCCATGAATTATGTGTAAAATAACATTGTCCATCATATCCAGATTCAATAATATCACCTATTATCCCCGCATCAGTAGCACAAATCACATCAGGTGTAAAATCTCTATAACAAGCATTACATCCTATAATTGTCCCGTCTAATTTTGAGATATCGATGTTTTTTCTACTTGGGCCATTTCCTAGTACAAAAACAGAATCTATACCTTGAGCATCAGCTCCTTCATACATTTCACTACCTCCATTACTATACTAATATTTAGTAAGCATAAAAAAAGGGGTGAACATAAGCCCACCCCTTTTCAATGTTATCCTTAAAAAAGGATTACATAAGATTTGCAACGATAACGTGGCGATAGTAACGGTTAGCGTTAGCTGTGAGTGATCCATCACCCGCACCGTTATTAGCAGAACTCGTATCGTTTGCGAAAGGATTAGAAACAAGACCATAACGAGTCTTAAATCCAATTTTCGGTTGAAATGAGTTCTCACCAACTGCACGAACCATTTGCAACGGAACGTAAGGACAGTAGAACAGTCCTGCGTCATATGCAGATGAGCCTTTGTAACCAACTGTGAAAGAGTTAGTTGCAGCAGATGGGGAATATGGATCAACAAAAACTTTGAACCGACCATTCAAAGTTCCAACCATTGTGGAACCAGAATCATCTGGATCAAAAGTATTTCCAGAAGGTGCTCCGGACAGCTGACCTGCCATTGCTAATGCAGATGCTACATCTGAAGAAGTAATGAGAACATTACCTTTTCCTCTGCGAGTATCTTTAGCAATTGCGTTTGCTTCACGTTCAATCTGGAACATCAAACCTTTGAACTTCTCAACAGACCAACGTCCATTTGAATCAGTATCGAGGTCAAAAGTACCGGCAGCTGTAGTATTATGAGCTGCACCAGTTTTAGCGTTAATATAAATGGTTCTCAAAACTTCCCTGTTAATTTCAGCCAAGATCTCACTTGACAGAATATTTGACAATTCTGTTTCAGCATCCAAACCGTGAACGGCTTTAAGATCCTGTGCCAATTCCATTGTGTACTCAGCTTTGAGTGCACGTGACTTAGCAGTAACAGTTACTTTGTCAATTGCGAACGCCATTTCACCGATAGTTACATCAGCTTCTTGCGTTGCTGTTGCGGTACCAGTACCAGTAGTCATACTAGCATATGCGGGGTTACTGTTAGCATGATGTGTTCCACTACCAGAAAAGGATGTGTCGGCTTCAACAGAGTCTGCTGCCTGTACACCAGCCTGAGATGTGATGTGAGACTTCATGGCGAAGATCAGTCCGGTAGGACCAGTCATCGGTTGAACTCCACAAACATCATAAGCGATGAGATTAGGCATGGCTCTACGAACCAACGAAATTAGAACAGGATCAACGGTATCAATGTTGCCACCTGTTTTGTTTGCGTGAGCCGCTTCTTGAATATTCCCAAACACGCCACTTCCTTGGCTGGCTTGTTCCCGCATTGCTTTCTCTTGGTTTTCCAAAAGAACTGCCGTTACGGCCTTCCGATAGTTATCTTTAATCGGAGGGAGGTCTTCATGTGCAAGAACCGGACCCCACTTTTTTTGAAGGTCTTCAGCTAGGTACATATTTTCTCCTATAAGGTTATAAAATTAAAAATTATTATGAATTATAGCGTTTTATCGCTGATGTATAATGTTCCATGTCTTCGTGTAGTTTCACTTCCGTTTTCTCATCAGGAACTTCAATTGTTTCATCCGTTTCTGTGATCTCTGAAGTAACAGCATCAGATTTAGGAAAATAACTTTCTTTAAGAACATTTAACTTTTCAATGTATTGCTCTTGGTTCTCATATTCGATACCTTCAGCTAATTTGGAAATTTTTTCGGTTTCCGTATCAGCCAAATCTTTTGTGACTTCGCTAATGGCATCATCTTTTTTGAACTGAGCCAATTCTTTTTGGAGTTCTACTCCACGATTAATCTCTTCATCCAAAGAGGTTTCAAGATCTTCAACTTTTGTGAATAAGTCGTCAACCATGTCAACTTTCTCTTCAGGGATGTCGATATAATGCTCTGCAAAAAGAGTTTTGAGTCCAGACATGAAATCTTCAACCAATTCGGAACGAATTCCTTTTTCGATTGCTAATTCATTTTCTTTCATCCACTCTTCAACGACATAAGTGAGATATCCGTCAACTTTTTCTGTCATTTCTTTTTTGAAGCCTTCGCTAGATTTATCTTGATCCTCTTTTAATTGAGTTTCAATTTCATCTGCTTTTTTATTAACTTCTTCCAAAACTTTTGCTTGTACAGCGGCTTGGAAAATAGTAGAGGCCTTCTCTTTGAATTCCTCTGTTAAACCATCTTCACCTTGTACAAGTGCCTCAACATCATCTTTTACATCAATGTTAAGATCTTCTGCTTTAATTGCTGCTTTAGTACGTTTTGATTCAACTTTTTCTTCTTCATCTTCTTCTTTCTCATCATCTTCTGTAACGAGATCAGTAGCTTTAAGAATAGTTTCGTACTGTGCTGCAAGTTGGTCTTTTTTCAGACTATTAAGTTTTTCGTAAACGGATTTTAACATTCCATTCTTGGTTTTTGGAATTGGAGCTACTTCTTCTTTCTTTACTTCTTCTTCCGGCTCTTCTTCCTCTTCCTCTTCCTCTTCTTCCTCATCGGCCTTGTCCTTGATTTTTTGAACCACTAAGTCAGCAAGTTTCTCTAACTCTTCTTCAGATGGTTCACCTCCTTGTACCACATCTGCATCTCCTACTGGATCTTCATCTTCATCTTCTTCATCACCCTTAAATGGATTTTCATCCTCTACTTCATCATCTTCTTGTTCAGCTTTCATTCGAGCTTTGACTCTTTTACCCAAACTTTCTTCCTTTTTTTCAACCTCAACTTCTTCTTTACTATCATGTGTCCAATCTTTTTCAATTTCGTTGAAAAACTTCTTCTTTTTTTCATCGTCTAGTTCAGCTGGACTTTTCACTCCATATTTCTTCAATTTACCAGCAAAGAACTTCATGTAGTCTTCTTTGTCACCCTCTTCTTCAGCAACCTCTTCAGAACCCCTTTCTTTCAGTTTCTTTTGAACTTCCTTCAT